CGATCTACTGATGGCCTCTGGCTGATGGAATGGTTCGCGCCCTGGCTGGATGACCGCTTTCCCAATCCAGCTGTCCCGGGTGAGCTTCGCTGGGCTGTCTACGTCACCCAAGGCGGTAAGGCGCAGATGATTTGGGTGGATGGTCAAGGCACCTATGAAATCAATAGCGAGGAGTACACGGCCAAATCCTACACATTCATCCCTGCCAGTCTGGAGGATAATCCCTACCGCAACACGCCAGAATACCGTGCGCGCCTGCAGTCGCTTCCTGAACCGCTTCGCTCACAACTTCTCTACGGTACCTTCACGGCCAGCCTGAAAGACTACGAAAATCAATGCATCCCGACTGATTGGATACGCCAGGCCATGGCCCGTTGGACGCCTCAAAAGCCGGATGTGCCGATGTGCGCGATTGGCGTTGATGCAACCGGCGGCGGCGTAGACGATATGGTTCAGGCTATCAGATACGATGGATGGTTTGCGCCATTGGTAAAGACAGCCGCTAAGGATGTGCCTGCTGAGAAAGCCGGCGCTGAAGCTGCAGGCAAAGTTCTTGCCCAGCGCCGCGATAAGGCCTTGGTCATCGTCGACATGGGAGGTGGTTACGGTGGCCCGCTCTACGAAAAGCTCAAGGAAAATGACATCGAGTGCCGTGGCTATAAGGGTGCCGAAACATCTAATCGCCGCAGTAGGGACGGCAAACTGCCTTTTACCAATACCCGCAGTGCCGCCTATTGGGCCTTGCGGGAAGCCATGGATCCTGATCAGCCTGATGGCTCACCTATCGCTTTACCCGATGACCGTCGCCTTCTTGCTGGTCTGGCAGCCCCGACATTCGAAGTCACGCCCCGTGGCATTCAGGTCGAGCCCAAGGTTAAGCGCGACACCCAGGGGAAAGTAACCGGCGGCGTGATGAAAAAGCTGGGATTTTCGCCCAACGAAGCCGATGCCGTGGTGATGGCATGGTACGAAGGCCCGCGCTGGTTGACGAATGCCATGGAATTTATCGACAGGCAGGAACAACGTAAGATGTCTGGCATGGCGCCGAAGGTCATCGTTGGCCGGCAGCCTCTTAGCGCAAGGAGACGATAATGGGAGGCATCCAGCAGACATTAAAAAAAGGCATTGAGGGTACGATCTTAGGGCCGGTCGGACAGGTTGCCGGAACTCTAGCTGGCGCAAAGTCCGACATCGAACGCAGCGCAGCATCCAAGATTCCCCCTGTACAGAAGCCGTTACAGGTACCCACAATCGATAGCCAGGCCGTTCAGGATGCCAAAAGACGGTCGCTACTGGCGCAAATAGCGCGCCGCGGCAGGGCATCGACTATTCTGACCTCGCAGACATCCGATAAACTGGGGCCGGCATAATGGACGCCAAACGACTAAGCGAAATCGCTGACGACCTCTTCTCGAAGAAGTTTCCGCTCAATAGCTTATGGCAGGAAATAGGCGATAACCTATATCCTGAACGCGCCGATTTCACCATGCATCGCCCCCTTGGCTCTGATTTCGCCGCCGTGACAATGACCAGTTACCCGATCATGTGCCGCCGTGATCTCGGAAATTCCTTCTCTACCATGCTCAGACCTGTCGCAAGACCTTGGTTCCACGTCGGCCGCAAATATCAGGAGAGCGAAGATACGGAAACCAAGCAGATTCTGCAGCATTTCGAGACCGTACAGCGGCGTGCAATGTATGATCCCGGGGCCCTATTTACCCGAGCCACGAAGGAGGGCGACCATGACTTCGCCGGTTTCGGCCAATGCGTGATCAGCGCCGAACTTAACAAGCGTAGAGATGGCCTACTTTACCGCGCTTGGCATCTCCGTGATTGCGCCTGGCAGGAGAACGAAGAAGGGCAGATCGGATTCTTCGCCCGCAAATGGAAGGCCTCGGCCAACACCTTGGTGCGCACCTTCGAAGGCAAAGGGCCAATTCACGAGAAGATTCTGACTGCAGCAAGTAAAACGCCTTTCGAGGAATTCGAGTATCTGCATATCGTCTGCGATGCCGAGATGTATGACGACAATGCCCGTAATCGCCCGCGCTGGTCTATCTGGTGGGACAAGAGTCATGGCCAGCTCGTCGAAGCCGTGCCGATATGGGGTCGCCACTACATTGTGCCGCGCTGGCAGACCGTATCTAGCAGTCAATATGCCTATTCGCCGGCCACTGTCTGCGCGTTGCCTGATGCTCGACTCATCCAGGCCATGACCTATACTCTACTCGAAGCCGGCGAAAAGGCCACTAGTCCGCCGATGATCGCCACCAAAGACACGATTCGCTCGGATGTCGCGCTCTATGCCGGTGGAATTACCTGGGTAGACAATGAATACGATGAACGGCTTGGTGACGCCCTGCGTCCGATTTCTCAGGATTTTCGTGGATTTAACTTCGGACTGGAGATGAACCGCGATACCAGGGCGATGATTCACAAAGCCTTCTTCCTCGATGCCTTAACCTTGCCACAGCGCGCTCCAGAGATGACCGCGTACGAAGTCTCCCAACGGGTGCAAGAATACATCCGAAACGCGCTACCAATCTTTGAGCCCATGGAGATGGAATATAACGCCGCACTCTGCGATGAGACGTTTGAGTTGTTGTGGCGCAACGGCGCCTTCGGAGACCCGCGGAGCTGGCCCAAGACGTTAAGAGGCGCCGAGATAGAATTTAACTTTGAATCACCGCTACATGATGCCATTGAACAGCAGAAAGGCCAAATCTACACGGAAGGCAATAAACTCGTAGCCGAAGCCGTCAGCCTGGATCCGTCAGCCAAGTTCGTGCCCAAAGCCGAAGTCGCGCTTCGCGATGCGCTGATGGGTATCGGCGTCCCTGCTAAATGGTTAAACAGTGAGGCCGATGTCGAAGCAATGAAGAAACAGCAACAGCAGCAGGAAGCCGCACAACAAACACTTGCCGCTATGGAGCAAGGCTCGAACGTGGCTAAGAACCTGGGCCAAAGCGGGATGATGAACGATGTCGTCGGCCAATAAGCCCGGACTCGGAGCAGCGCCTTATATCCCGGTTGACTATCTCGCCGCAGATGCCGCCGCTATCCAAGCTTTGATGATTGGTGAGGCCGAACCTGAGCAGCAAAAACGAGCGCTGGCGTTTATCATCAACAATATCGCCGGCACCTATCAATTCAACTACTATCCCAGCGAACGCGATACCGCCTTTGCGCTGGGACGAACTTTTGTCGGTCAGCAGATAGTCAAGCTGACCAAGGTAAATGTGTCTACACTAAGGAGTGATGAAAATGGCTGACGATACCCTGGATACCAGCGCGTCACGAAGAGACGATAATGCAACCGATATCAATAGCGAAGATAAAGGCATTCAACAACAGTCTGAACAAACTCAAGCTGACAACAGTTCGAACAACGCTTCTTCTGACAATAAAGGCGGTGAAGCACAAGGTTATTGGCCTGCCGACTGGCGCACCAACTTCGCCGGAGAAGATGAAAAACTCCTGAAGCGCTTCGAGCGTTACGACTCACCCGCCGCAGTAGCGAAGGCGCTCATCGCCGCCCAAAATAAGATATCCAGCGGAGAACTTAAACCCACCCTTGGCCAGGATGCTAGCGACGAAGAGGTCACGGAATACCGCAAGGCCATGGGCATCCCCGAAAAACCGGATGGTTACGACCTGGACCTCGGTAATGGGCTGATTATTGGCGAAGATGACAAGCCGCTTGTCGAGCAATTCCTGAATGTCGCGCATGAGACCAACCAAACGCCTGAGCAGGTCAAGTCCAATCTTCGGGCCTACTATGCGGTCACCGAACAATTGGCGGCGCAGCGTGATGAGCAAGATAAAGAAATCCAGCAAAATGGCGAGGAGGCTTTGCGTACCGAGTGGGGCGGTGAATTCCGTGGCAATATCAATCGCATACACGGCATGCTGGATACTGTCATGGATGCGGATACCAAGAATTCATTTCTGTCTGGGCGTTTGGCGGACGGAACGCCTATCGGCAGTTCGCCTGAGGTCTTAAAAGGCCTGATCAAGCTGGCCCTGGAAGCCAATCCGGCGTCGACCGTCGTCCCGGCCGGCACTAACCAAGCGGCCGCTATCTCCGATGAGATTGCAACCATCGAGAAAACGATGCGCGAGAATCGCAAAGTCTATGATAAGGATGAAAAAATGCAGGCGCGTTACCGCGACCTTATCATGGCTCGCGAACAGATGAAGGAACGTAAAAGCGCATGATGGCCCTTTTCATCTCGGATCGCGTGGATTGGAAGGATGACGCCGGAGAAGGCAGCGAAGCTTTTCCTGTGCGCCAAGCGACACGAGAGAGCCGCTATCAAGACTTCGTGCG